CTACCGATACCCTTGATAATGGATAGTCCCAGCATCGCACCTTTAAAGAGCAATACCGCACCTACGACACCAGCGAAGATTGAAATAAGCGGGTCTAATACAGGTTTAAGAAAGCCTAATACACTTACTAGCGACTTAACAACTGGAGTAGCACCACGAATAACACCAATAATAATGTTAAAGGTGTTATTAATAGCTTCTTTGATACTATCCAAGTGTTTGGCAATACTCTTACCAGTGACAGCCTTGCTCAAGTTGTCAAACTCGGTAATGACATTTGCGATACCTTTTGCTACGGCCAGGACGATATTGTTGAATGATGTCTTGATACCCTCAGAGTTTTTCTTCGCCATCTCAGCAAAGCCGTTAACTCCTTTATTCAGTTCAATCAGACGCTTACTAAAATCACTAAAAGTTATCTTGCCATCTTGCAGAGCCTTGTAGAGGTCATTCTGTGCCGATGCCCCAGCATAACCAAAAGATTCTGCTGTCTTTTGCAAGGCATAAGACATGGTTTCCTGCAAAGTCTTCCAAGATTGCAAGTCAACCTTACCAGATGATAACATCTGAGTATACTGCGTTAAACCACGGCTTGCCTCATCGGTAGATGCACCAGAGGCAAGAAAGGCATTGTTTAGGGCGATTGTTAACTTCGTAGACTGTTTAAGGTTACCAGTCATTGAGGTTAGTTTTTGAGTGGTAGCTACGACCGTGTCGAGAGAAGTTGGTAAGCCCTCGATACCCTCGGCAAGTAGCTTGGTAGATGATGCTACATCTTTCGATGAGTGTCCGAGTGATTTCATCACTTTCGGGAACCGTTGCAAGGTATCGAAGCGGTCAATAGCCTTATCCATTGACTGACTTACAAGATTCATCGCAGAGCTAACAGCTTTAAAGGCTACCGCCCCGACCGAGAAGTTCTTGATCGCGTCTTTGATCTTGTCAAATTTTGACGCGCTCTTTTCTGCTTGGTCGCCCGTGGTTTTGATGATGTCTTTCAGTTTGACAAAACCGCCACCACTCTGTGAGGCAACCTGTCCAGCTCTATGGGCTAGATCAGCGCTTACCTTAAAGCCATTCCCACCGGTTTTACTGATTGTACCAGCTTCCCTAACTTTTTCGGCTGCCTGTTTAAAAGCATCACCGCCAGACTTAGAAAGCGCACCGGCTTCTTTAATTTTAAAACTTGCTGACTTAAAGCCCTCTCCGCCTGTCTTGGCTTCGTTGCCAGAGGCCTTTACTTTTTCTGCCGCTTGCTTAAAGCCATCACCAGACCGTTGGGCAAGATCAGAGCTTTCTTTGACTTTCTCCCCGGCTTGTTTAAAACCAGAACCAGAGCGCCCAGCTAAATCAGAGCTTTCTTTGATCTTCTCCCCAGCACGGCGAAAGCCGTTACTTGACGTTTCGGATAGCTTCGCACCCTCGGCCATACGGTCACCGGCACGTTTAAAACCTTGTCCAGCTCTTAAAGCCTTGTCACCAGTAGCTTGGATACCGTCTCCGGCGCTTTTGACACCTTGGCCCGATCTGCGGGCTTCAGTTTCTAAACGTTTTAAGTCGTTTGCTAGCTCTGAGAGTTTCTTACCATTGACCTGGACGTCAATTACTATTTTTCCATCTGCCATACTAATCTCCCTCCTTTCCGTCTAATCTGTATTTATTTTGTAGCCGTCTCATTTTGGCCTTGTACTCGCTACTATCGTTCTTTGAGGGTTTCCAAGACCGTATCTCTACCAATTGAGATACAGCCGTTCCCTCTGGCATACCGTTCAATAGCGCGATAAATTCGGGCCATGTTAACTGGCCTTGTGCTTCAAAGAGGTTGATATTGTACGCTTGCACGAAGCTCGCGTAAATTTCCTGCGCGTCTACTTCAAAATCAATCAAACGGATATCTTCTTCTTCGTCCTTGGCTACTGGCATAGGGTTTCCGTGCCGGTCATAAACCATGCGCTCTTTTTTGGTTTTCAAAAAATGCTTGTCGATATATTCCCACACGCCCACTATGTCCTCTGGGTTATCCAAGGCTTCGTCCGTCATCATTAAAACCGCTGTGCGCATCTTCTCGAGGTTATTCATAACCTCATTGTCAAACATCTCGAATACGTCCAGCACCAGATCGAAGGAGCAGTCCACTTCATAAGTGCGCCCGTTAACTTCAAAGGAGTTTTCTAAAGGCTCATTTAATTTCATGAGCAGTCCTCCTTCTTGCTATTTTTTACTGGCTTTTTTGGTTTTCTTCGCTTTCGCTTTTTTAACAAAGGACTTAGCAACCGCACCCGATGCCTTGGCCCGTTCTTGGCCTAGACGGTCAAGCTCAGCACCCAGCAAGGTATCTACCTCATCAAATGCATGATCCAAAGCGTCAAGGTCTGGATAACGTTCATAAAGTTTAGCAAAGGTACCGTCCCCGAATAACACATCATATTTAATCTCCGTCATTTTTTTTTGCATCTCAAAGGCTTCGTCAATGACTCGCTTGTTAATGACTCCTTCTTTGAGGTCGTCAAACTCTCCATTATTAGACCGCTCAATGAGCCCTAACTGATACTTATTAAAGCGTTCTGTGATCTCTTCCTGGAGCGTTGCAAGGCGCGAGATATTCTCTAGTGATGTATCAAACTGTAGTTCGATTTCTCCGATATTGATCGGAATAAAGTTGCGTTTTAATTCGATTGAAATAGACATGTTTTTTCCTCCTTTAAATGCACAAAAAAGAGCGCTACCTAAACAGATAGCGCCCAATAGTTTGATTAGACGACTGCTGAAATTTTTGGAAGTGAATTATACGAGATTTTGCAAGAAAATTCTTCGTATTCTGCAGCAGCGCCCGAACCAGCTTTGATATCAGATACGGTAGCGATTCCGACTGCTTGGTTCTTGCCATCAGCATCTACGATCTTATGCCATACAAGTCGTTCATTGCCGAGTTTGTATTTAAGACCAGCGATGTGCTTCATGGCTGGGTCTTCCTTGTCGTAAGTGCCTTTGAAAGTGTAAGAACCTTTAACAGATGTAACCGTAGTCTCTTCTGTACCGTCTCCGTCATAGTAAGCTACAGAGGTTGTAGCCTCGTCTGTGTCATCTGCGATGTCTTCGATCCATTTCGCAAGCTCCAAATAAGTAGATTTTTCTGGCTCTACTTTTGGATCAGTTACAGGAGCGATGAAATGCCCACGTAGGGCGTTTTTATAACGTGCCATATATTAATTAATTCCTTTCTTTTTGTGGTTGGAAAACCGTGATGTTTGCTTGAATATCTTGTAAATAGATGTAGTAGCCTTGCTCGTCTCTCTCGTTTAGAAACGGCATTGCCACCTCTAAGTTGTCGAACGCATACGATCCGTTAGCGCTTGGAATGTCTACAAATAGATCAGACAAAGCCTCGTTTACTGCCCATAAGCAAGTGTTGGCTTTCTCGTGATCTTTCGTCTTAACTGCAATTTCAAACGGCAGCGATACATCTCTCGCCTCGTCCATATAGATCTTATTGATCTTTCCACCAGCTAGCGGGTAAACGACAAAGCTCTCGTCTTCATCTAAATAATCCATACGAGACTTGATAGGGAGATCAAGAGAATTAACGAAAGCATTAAGTCTTTCTAAAAAATCATTTTTAGCATTCATAGTCCTAACGCCTCTCTTCCTTTATCTGCCCATTTGTCGCCATACAATCCTTTCGCTTTCAAATCCCATCGTTTACCAGTTCCGGCAGTCGTATACTTTTTAAAAGTAAAGCTGCGATGTTTGTTGTAGGACGATCCGTAAAACTGCGCTCTAGCATAGACCGTGTTGTACACAATCTGATTGCCAGATACGTGTCCGGAGCCTCGAAGATCACCACCACGGAGAGGTACGAACCTTTCCATGTCTAGCATTGCTTGGTTAGCAATAGCGTACTCAGCGACTTTCTTTGCGTTCGGACCAAACTTCTTATTAATCCGTCCTAGATCAACTGTGATACTAATCCCCATTAGATCACCTCAATTTCATAAGTAAGTATTCGCTTACTAATCGGGTGTCTGTTTGGAATGATCTTGACAATGATGTACTCTTGATTGTCTACAATCAATTTCCCGTCAATATATGATCTATCAATTTCAAAATTGCAATAGTCTGTATCAATATACAGCACTCCAGCGAATTGGTCCGTGCGGTTCTTACTTTTTCCAGACTTCTGTGATTGAACGTGTGAGGTACTCTCATCAAAACGGCAAGGATCGATATATAGATCGCCGCCGAATGTTTCTTTCCCCCACTCATCAATACCAATACGCTTTTTAATGATTGCTGTATCAACTAACATTCGCTTATCTATCATAAGACACCCCACTATAGCCAAAACCAGCCACTTTGAGCCAGTTTTCAGCATCAAGAGAGAGATTATACTGCGAACCTTTTGAAATACTCTGAGAGCCACTTTGATAGCTTACTGTGGTTCGTCCAACAGTCACGCTAGATAGAGATTGTTTTTCTTCTGCTGTAGCAATTCCAGAGCGATCTAAGTAGTAAATCTGATAAGCGACAGCGTTCTTTACTGCTTCTTTGCGTAGTTTAAAATCACTTTCGAAGTCTTTGTAAGCATAAAAATTGTGAATGTACAGGTTTACAGTCATTTCTGCCCGCTTATACAATTTATCGAATTTGTCGGTTTCATCAAAACCTAATTTAAGATATTCTGGATAGGTTAAATACTCCATATTCTCACCTCTTCTAATAAATAAAAGAGGTTGGATTATGCCTCAACCTCTTCCGTTTCTGTAGTTTCTGTTTCTACTTTCTTTTTGCGACTGCGTTTTGGTTTCTGTTCCCCAGCCTCTGTAACCTCGATTAGTACAGTTTCACCAGGGAATACATCCGCCAATTTATTGATTAGGTCGTTAGCTGTCGCATCGTCAAGCTCTACGACATCACTCTCTAATACTGTGATGTCAAGATCTTGGAAGAAAACATTTTTTGTTGTCTTAAAAAGTGCCAATAGCTACCTCCTTTTAAACGACTGTACCAGTTACCTTAACAATCGCTTTCTTGTTATCTTCGAGTGCATATGTACCGCCTTTAGCAGCGGCTTGCAATTTAACACCGTCAAAGTCTTCTGCTTCAACTGTACGAGCAGTAGAGATACCTACGAATGGGATGATTGTTCCATCTGGTACGAAGTAAGCGACATCACCAGATTCAAAGTATTGTTCTGGTGTTTCTACAAGGGCAAAGCCTTTGTATTTAGCAAGGCCATTCTCATCGATAGATACGCTTGATCCTTTAGCAGAAGTGTTCGCAGTCATATCTACGATTGCATTGAACAATTCAGTACGCAAGTACAATGTAACAGGAGCGATCACTTCGTTGTTGCTGTAGTATGCTTTGATCTTGTTAACCAAAGTACGTACAGTAGCTTCTTGCATATCTGTGAGGGCTTCTGTTTTACCTGCAGCAGTTGACAAAAATTTACCGATACGTTTGTTCATTCCACGGGTTTGAGCCTCTGCGTTGAGTTTCAAACGATCAGCGATTGCAGCCTCAATGTTGTTGTTGACTGTGTAGCGGTCGATACCTTCGTGGATTGCAAGTGTGTAGTCGTAAGGTACATCTGTGTTGGTGTACTTGATTTCTTTCAATTCACCAAAACGAGATTTACCAGCACCAGTTCCAAAACCACCGTCATTAGCATCGGTTGAGTATTCACCCATCACGACAGGAGTTCCGTTGGTTTTTACTGAGAACGCAGTAGTGTTTTCTTGTACACCGTCCAAAATTTGGATAGGAGACAAAGCGTTGATAAATGCTGCATTCACTCCGAATACAGTAGCGAGCATATCACGATATTGTTTCTCATAGCGAGCAGCAGCTAGGTTGTTATTTGGCATAGATTATGTTCCTTTCTTATTTTTTCTTGCCATACGAGGCGATAATAGCCTCAAAAGGATCAACCTTGCCCTCTTCTTTAACCGATGGTGTGCCACCGACTGAGAAGCTGGGTTTAGGTTCTTCCTTTGGTTCTTCGGATACATTCCCGAATTGTGGATATTTAGCAAGGACTTCTGAGATTGCATCATTAATTGTCACATCGTCAGTCACCTTGCTTTGAGCCAGTGCAATGACATCATCGACAGCATCAGAACGTACACCCAGCGTAAGAGCTGCATATTTTGCAGTCAATTGTTGGTTTTCTAAACGCATCGCTTCAAGTTGTTTTTCTTTATCAGCGATTGCCTCAGATTGTTTCTCTGCTTCCGTCTTCTGTGAGTCTTTCCACTCTCTCAATTGTTCAAAGCCTTCTTTAGCACTCTTGACATCTTCAAATCCCAGGCTTTTAAAGATCTTTTCCTGTGCTTTTTTGGCTTCTTTGGCTACTAATCCATTCACTTCCTCTTGTGTAAATGTCTTAGCTTCCTCTTTTGCAACTTCGGCCGTTGCCACCTCTCCAGCATTTACAGGCTGGTCTGTTGTTTGGATTTCTTCGGACATTACTTGCCCCTCCTAAATTGTGATCTTCCATTCTTTAGCGACTGTGGATAAAGTCGAAAGCGCCCAGCGGGTAACGATCCCGCAAGAGGTAAGAAATAAGGAGGAAACAACCTCTTATCCAAAAATGAGCGCAAAATAAAAACTGCATGAATTCTCATACGGTTTCTTATAACAATTAAATAGCAGTCTATTCCTGCTAGTCAAGATGGCGGATCACCTCCTATTTTAAAGCATAATAAAAGCGCCTAGATCATTCTAAGCGCTAATCATTTACAAAGCTAGACCGCGTTTTTTCAGTTCATCCATGACAAGAACTTCATCTTCTGGAGAAACCCATGTGAAACGCAAACGAGCGAGTTCTTCGTCAGTCATTTCAGAAGGAATTAAGGGAGCGGGCTTTTTAAGATTCCAACCGCTTACTTCTTTTAACGCTTCTTCCAAATTCATAGGCTTTACTCCTTTCTTAGATTCATTTCAATGGTAATATTATTCCCTTTTCGTTTCATGTTAATTATATCATATTTCGAACCTTTTGGAAGGATAATCTCGCTCTCTTTATCGTTATCGGTGAAATAAATTTCAGCATTTTTAGGAATATTGATAATAGTTTTAATAGGTCTTTCCTTAAAGAAATTGTATTTAGGAATATAACTAGTAGATGTATAGCCATCATTGTCGAAAGTAGCTTGTCCAGAATTAAGAGCAGACTCAATGCTATCATGCTTTTCCAAAAGACTAGCGTTCTTTCTAAGGATAGAATTAAAATACCCCTCATCGTCAAATCTATTGACTTTGATATTTTTTAGAATTCTATTTTTCTTGATGACTCCATCCAAAGTATCAACTATATTCTGATACTCAGACGGCATTACACTTTTATCTCTCAAGTATTTATTGATAGCAAAACTATGAGCTGTACCAATATATCCCAAACCTTGAGGGTTTTCGTCTGCATAGATAACCTTACGCTCTGCTTTAGTGATTTTCCCTCCAACCTTCTTGAAAGCCGGAATCTCGCCATTTTTGATGTAATGATGTTCTGCCATCTTCTTTTCAAGTTGAGCGGTTTTCTTAGCATCTGTATATGGACCTTTGTAGTGCTTTTCTCTAGCATAATCACGATGAAGAAACGGCTTATATTTAAGAAAATCACGCATAGCGCCTTGCTGAGTGCGTATCTTACTCTTATACTTATCTATAAGGTCCTTATCACCTAATTTATTGGCAATGTGTAGTTTTTCCTTACTGTCTCTTATAGATCGCTCTAATGCCCTTTGTTTAGCCTGTGCGTTAGCATTTCTGATTGCATCTTCTGGTGTGATGTTTTTAACATCATCGCCCAAGTCTGGCATATCGTTAACACCGATAACAAAAGGTGTTAAATAATGCCCGCAGTTAATACCAAGACATCCTGCTGGTGTGCCATAACCATGATCTGCTAGTGACAGAACACTATAGCCACCCTCTACTCTTGCTTCTCCATACGTTACAATGTGATGTTGCAGAGGAGCGCAAGCCTCTCTAGCAGTCGCTTTCTTTGAGTAGTAAAAGGTATCAATACCCAGCTCGTCTGCTGGTTGCGTGCGCATTTGACGATATACCCTACGTGTCGTAGTCTTAACGACTGTACGTGCGTAGTTATCAATGCGCCAGTTCTTCCCGCCTCTATCCTTAAAGCCTCGAAAGCCAACTTCCTGCCATTTCATGACAGTTTCAGCAATTGCTTTGTCCGGTGTAGCAACACCAGTTGCAACTTTAGCAACTGTTTCCTTGGCAATGTTACGATAGACATCGTTAACCACATTTGGCAGTGTTGTATTGATTAGGTTATTAATGTCACCACTCGCTTGCTCTAAATAGGCTTCTAGTTGTTTCTGTACATGGCTTGTATCAAAGTGAGGATCTTTATTCAGATCCTCCAATAGTTGGCTCTTGGTGTCCGTGTATATCTTTAAGCCTTCGCCCTCAATGACATTTCTTAGTTGCTCTTCCGTGATATCCGTATACTTAGATATCACTTTAAGATTGTGTTCATTGAGTGCGTGCATCTGATTGAGTTTTTCTAGTTGCCAGATGTAAGGATTGTCTGTAAGCGAAGTTGTACCACGTTCCAAAAGCCTATCCACCATCTGCTCAAAGAGTTCGACAGTTAACTTATGATAGAGATCAGCAAGACGACTCGATCCAAGTTCTAACTGTTCGTCATTAAATTGTATCGGCAGCCTCTTGCTCATGCTTCATCATTCTCCGTAGATTTCAATGTCTGTTGTATCACGTTCTGTGTTAACAGTAGCCATTGTTTCGTTATTGATACGTTGGACCATTTGATTAGCTTCTTCTTCTGTTAGTTTCAATGCCCGTTGAATCGCTGTCTGACGATCAACTAGCCCACTCGCAAGAGCTTTTGTCCAGTATTCGAGTTCACTATTGCGATCAGTAAAAACACCATCATCAAGATTGACACTGATTTGTTCCATCTCTGGAATAGGGCCATCGTAGAAGTCATAGAGTGAGCCGAGTTCACAAATCGAAATAACCAATTCTTTTAATGATTGTTCAACCAAAGATACAAGACTATTGCGCATTTGATAAGTGTCTGAGTTTTCACTTACAATCTCTGTCGCAGTTTTCATGCTCTTGCCGTCAAAACTAAACATACCAGCAGATACACCTATCTGCATTTCAAAGAGGCTCAATCCCTCGTTGATAGCCTTAATATAGTCTTCTGAGCGAATAGGAGTCGTCAGGTCTGTGATATTGATAGATCCGTCAAGACCTCCTGTATCGAACTTCTCGTATACATTTTGATTAGGATCAAACTTGCGTGTGACTGTGACTTTCTCATTGCGTGAGTTAAACTCTGTACGTACTGTCTGTTCTGGAACTGCTACCCTACGCTGTCCCATCTTGACCTCCCACTTGAATTCGTCATAAGTAGTATTGATAAAGTCAATGGTACTTTTAGCATTATCAAAGATAGAAAGGCCCAAAGGACTATTAATGTCTTTGTTATTCATGCCAGCAGTCTTTAAGTAAGTGAATAGCGGACGGCTCAACCCTTTAATCATTGTCGTCTCATCTAATTCCTCATAGAGTTCAGACAACGGCACACGATTACCAACACGATCCTTAACCTCTGATCTGTAGAGTTCGTTCGTAATCGTATATTCCTCTTCGTTCTTCCACTCATGAAACTCGATCAAAGTGTAATATACATTCTTTTGCCCCTCTGACTTGATTGTTTTAGTGACAATAGCAGCACTCGAAACATCTTGCGTATTAGATCGCATAGGTAAGAATACAGGAGCTTGCACGAATGCAATTTTGATCTTGTCACCATCTACATAAGGACGCATAGCAAGTCCACCAAGAGCAAGACAACTCTCAAAATAACGCTCAAAGTTTTTGTTAAAACGGTCATTCAGCAGCACGCTTTGCACATACTCATTAGCACCACTTACAGTTTCGTCTACCGTGATTGTAGCCTGCTCGTTATATACAAGGCTTGCGATCTTCTTTGCTGCAGTTCGTCCAATTGGTAAGTGGTTGAATGGTCGTTTAACCAAATCACCATTCGTATTCATAAACTCTACATCATCCCACTTGGACTGATAATAGCGTAGATTGCGCATGATGCGCGTATATTCTTCTTGGCTCACTGCAATTTGTGGGTGTTCTGTGATATTGCCTAGCGATTGTTGTTGCATCGCATACTGTCCTCTCTTAAATATATTTACTATTCGTTGTATAATTCCCATTTAAATTAAACCTTTAAATTTAGATAACGTGCGTTATCAATTACAAAATATTGTAGAGCATCACACGTATGGTCATCTTCCTTAATAACTTTAGGATCATCATTCATGATTGACTTTTCTTCCCACTGGTATTTTTTATGCTCCTCAATAAAATACTTCAGATTGTTTACCGTTTTTAAATAAAAAAAGCGACCCTCTGCTAGAAGCGACTGCACAAACTCAGTCATGACGATTTTCTTTTTCTTAGCTACCGGATGCCAGCGCTCTCCAAAGTCTTCGAAATATTGATTACGCAACGCGCCCTCGGCACTATCTATCGTCATATTGAGAATAGGAGCGTTTGGAAATTGCTTCGCTTGCTCTGTCACAAAATAATGCAAGTCTTTAGATAGCGTGCTTGGAGCTTTCTTGTGTGTCTTACCCGCTGGACTGTAGTAGTAGTTATCAATTAGATAAACCTTATCAGCACTTGTCATAACTAAATGCAAGCACGTCGTAGCAGATTGTTGATGTCCGCTATCAACTGCAAAGAATTGACCGATAACACGTTCATCACTTGGTACTTCTGTAGTTGGCCTAAACAGCTCCATGTTATACACGTTTGTACCAAGTCCAACCGGCTCTCCCAGGTAGATGTATCTGTAGTAGTCGTAGTCATTCTCTTTAATGCGTTCGATATCTTCCAGCATTTGCTCCGTGACAAAGCCTAGTTTATCATCTAAATAAGACGACGAATGCACAAGGTAATTCTCGTTATTCTTCAATTCTTCTGCCCACTCATTGATCCAGCTATATGGATTTCGTGGCGGGTTGTACGACCAAAAGAACTTCACAAAGTCAATATCTGGATGCTTCTGTCTCATAAAGGTCACATTTGACTGGTCAAAATCTTCTTTGTTACTAAATTCCGCAGCTTCCTCATACCAGACCGCTATAATATCCCCTATGTCATTCGATTTCAACTTCTGAAAGTCGTCTTGACCATAGAAATAGAAGCAAGACCCTGTGACTGAGTCTTGTATCTTAAAAGGCGATACAGTAGCCTTGAACCGTCCGGATAACCCAAACTTATTCAAAGCCCATTGTATTTTTAGAAATACACTATCCCGAATAGTGTTACCAACTTTACGAATAACGACCACATTCGCTTTTTTACCAGCTGTTAAGAAAGGTATCATCATATAAACCAGTAATAAGACTATTACTGAAGACTTGAAAGAGTTCCGTCCACCTTTCAGAATGTTGTAAGGCTTGCTAGTTGTCCATACGCTTTTAAAATGAGGATTGATGTTTTTCTGGATCTTAACTTCCATCTTTTGCCCACTCGTCTATAATTGTGATATTCAAATCTGAAACCACACCTTGCTCCATCTGCGTCCTCAACTTCTCTATTTCGAGTTCTAGTTTCTCTGCTTGTTTAGCAGTTGGGTATCGTTTCAATAGCTCTTGAATAGCTTTAATAACTGTTGCGTTATCGGCTTTTTTCGTAAGCCTGCGAACCTCACCAGTTGTAGGGTCCATCAGCAAGACTTCCTCGTCACGCTTCCCTCTCGCAATGTCAGACAGGATGCTTAGAGCTTCTTCTGCGCTCATGATGTTCTTAGTTTGCAATTCAGCCATCTTTTCGTCCAGATAGGCTTTAATTTCAAGTTTTTTCAAGTTTTGACCAGCTATCCTACCAGCAGTCTTTTCGCTGTATCCAGCTTTGATCGCTGCTTGAGTAGCATTACCAGAGATGATGTACTCATCTATAAATCGTTGTTGCCTCAGTGACAATTTGGCGATTTTCCATCACCCCTTTCCAAAACAAAATAAAAAAGCCGACCGATGCCGACTCTTTCGAGATTAAAATATAAGGAGATTTTCACAATGATTTTAACTAACCGTTAATGGTTTTTAACCTCAATAACATAATACCACTTTAAAAGTCCCAAAAAGTTTAAAAGGTCTCATATTTTAGCTTCAAGGTGTTCAATTGCAGACTTTTTTACACGATGGAAAGTTGTTCTCGAACAATTGACCTTCCGCATCACTTCAAAACGACTGCAACCATTGATATAATACCAGCGCATGACGACATTTTCAAGCGGATCTTCCAGGGATTCAATTGCTTGTGCAGTTTCATTACGTTCATTCCAAAGTTTTTCCATTTCTTTGTCAATTCGTTCGGATTCTGTGATAATTCGGACGTTTAAATCTTCCGTTTTGTTGCCTTGCTTGCTACCTTTTGGCTCATCTGAATAAATCTGTGCTTTTTGAACTGCAGCACGTAACGCTATTCGTTCTTGTCGAAGTGAGTTTAATTTTGTATCAAAGTATTTCAGATTATTTAAACGTGTTTTAATATTCATCCACCCACTCCATTCGCATCTGCCACCTCTTTCAGTTCCTTCGCACGTTGCCGTTCTCGCATCTGGTACTCGCTGTTTAGCTTATTCAAAATCACATCCTGCGCATTGGTTTTCTCAGCCATTCGCTGGATAGATAGCTCATGCTCTTGTACTGTCCATTCGAGATCGTGGCATTTAGTATTTAATTCATTGATCCGTGTGTTTAAGCTAATGCACACGATCAGAAATAGCAGCGAGATTGAGCCGAGGATTGTATAAAATAGTTTATTCATGCTTATCCTTTCTATTTTTGAACGCAATCACACCAGCCCAGATCAAGCCAGAGAGCCAGACAAGTGCGAATAGTATGTAGATAAAATTTTGTAAGTTCATTTCACTACCAAAGTACACCTTTCAATCTATTTAATTCCTCTTTGGAAATTGCTTGGTTGATAGTTATTTCAAAGTTTCTAAAATCAAATTCGCCAACCGACAATTTACTTGCGTTAATATTTCCACAAGTAATGTTTTCTAGCCTCTGGAATGTAATCTTCAACAATATTCCCTAGGGCAACAAAGGTCTTGCCACCATCTACACTAAATTTTAAACCTATCGGATGGCTGTTATATAATTTACGATATTTCCTAATCAATCGTTTTCTAGCTTTATTTAATGACATTGCCTTGACTCCTTTGTGATTTTATTTCGCTCAAGTTTTAATTTAAGGTGTTTGTCACCCAAAAATACTAGAGTTGTTTCTTCTTCCCACTGACTCTTAGAGTATGGATATCTTCTTGGTCTACTCATGTTTAATCCTCATTCATTTCCTTAAGGGTATCCCACATACCTTTATGCAGGTTTGTGATGTTCTTCATGTATCGTTTCCTTGCTGGAATCCTCTTAAAATCCCACCATTCAGCACCATCATACTCATAGCGTTCAATCCACCAGCCTTCACCAACTAGCACAAGGTCTTTTGGCACATGTTGAGCACTATAACCAGAATCATATTCTGTATCCTTAGCTACTGTCTCAAAGTTCTCTTTTGTGATCTCAAAATCATCACCTTGAATATACAAAACATCATCCAGTGTTCTACCATATCTTCTTAGAAACTCTACTGTTTCATCTAATAAATTTGTACTCATTCTTCCACCTCCTCAACTTCAATTCCTGGGCAATCAAACACCCAACCAAGCCCAAGTTTTTCTAGTTCTTCACATGTAAATCGAGTAGCTAAGTCCCCCAAAGAAAAAAATGTTTTCTCGTACATATTATTATAAAATAGCGGTTGTTTGGTTGCTGTCATCTTTACTATATACCGCTTTTCTTTTTCAATATGATATCCATTAACCCAAGCGTCAGCGAATACGTTTTGCCGATTCTTTTCATCTTCACAAAACCAAAGATTCACATCTTCTGGTGCGTTTTCCAGCGCAAAATGTAAAGTCTTGTTTCGGCCTCTCACGCACGATATCCAGTTCGCCACCGGCCGGGGAAGCGTGACTTTTTCTTTTTCTTTTGGTTCATCGAATTGCTCAATTAGTTGTATCAATCCGGCCCGATTGATCTTGAGCGTGTCAACGGATACACCTTCATCGTAAGGTAAGGCTCTAATTTTTTCTATCAGCTCTTGTTTATTCATTCTTCTACCTGTTCTACTTCTACGAGTGGGCTTTCTAGCAGCCACCCGATCCCTTTTAGATTTAACTCGTCGATTGTGAACGACTGCTTGAATTTTAGCTTGTATCGTCTATCGTCCTCGAGCTCGATCATGTATGTTTTCGTTGTCTTGTTAAATCGCTTTGAGTTGCAAAGCAAGCTCCGCAACGATTCGATCTTTCGGCCGGTTTGTTCTGCGATCTCTTCCATCGTTCCGAACGCGATAAGCGTATCGTTTTTATAATACGCAAACGTGCGGACTTTCATTTCAGATCCCAATAGTTCCACGTCATCGATTCCGAAATAATCGCATATAGCCTCGATTCCTGTTTTATCTGGTACGCGATCGCCTCTTAACCAATAATCGATTGTGTTATAGGACCAGCCCAGCTTCCTTGAAAGCTGTGTTTTTGTGACTCCTTTTTCGTCCATCAATCGCTTGAGATTCTTTTTAAATTCTTCGCGTTGTTTTAGATCATATTTCACGTATTCCATGGGCTCCGCTCCTCGATCGTGATCTGGTAATTTTTACCGTTGAGCGTGACTTCTGTCCCTCTAACGATTCGCGCTTGTTCTCGGTTCATTCTTTCGATCAAAGAGAAGCAGATCTCGCCCAACTCTAACAACGTTTCATATTGCGAGCTGTTTTTTCGCTCCATCTCTTCCAAAACTTCGTAATACGTTTTCTCTTTCATTGTGCCACTCCTTCCGCTTGCTTTTCTAACCATTCAAACAAGAGCCCGAATTGCTTGACGACTAATTCGTCGTCATTGTACTTTTTGCAAATTTCAGCGATTGCGTCCACGGTCCAGAACCAATAACGCTCGGATCCAAAACCGAGGCTTTGCGCGACTTGGTTATTTCGTGCCATGAAGTCCGGGAGTTCGACACTAAAGAAATGTATATAATTCATCGTCCCACTCCTCCACTCTGACATAGATCCCCACGACCTCAGACCAAAACTTCTCGGCGATCTCGCTTGCGACCTGTGCGTCGTCTTTCCAAAATCCCAGCTTGGTCATACAATCTTTAAATAGCTTTTGAAGATTGTCCGTGTCTGGTTTGGTTGTCTTGTACTGTCCAGTTCGTACTCCCTTTATCATCGGGAAGCACCATTTGACCGTGAGCCGGATCGGCCCTTTTAATTTGTCTGGTGGTACATGACGCGCAAGTAAACTTTCAAATTTTGCTCG